CTTGGTAATGGTTTAACATCAGGTAGATCCTCAATAGTACTAAGGATCAATCCACCTATGTCCTCTGTCAACTCACGCATAGCTAAAAAAGAATTCCTTGATTATTTTTTCTGACTCTTCTTTACCGAAGGCACTACCAAGATACCCTGAGATAGGGTCTAATTTTATCATATACTTATCAAAGTCATGGTAGTAACTACCATCTTCTCCAGTAGGTTTAGTTTCCTCTATCATCTCCTTATAAAGTGACAGATAATATTTGAATGTAGGTAGATATGTATCAACAAGATCTGCCTCACAATGTCTTACAAATATATTATTAGAGAAATGATTACCTGGTTCAAAGAAGCGATACTTCTCTGTTGTCTTAGGTAATGGTGGTACATCTAGAAGATAATTCTCTGTTGGATGTTGGAAATCAAATACTATAATGACCTTCTTGTCACTAAATCCCATCAGATCCATGCCAAAGCAAGGGACTATAGTCTGACCTACCTTTGGTGTCTTAGGATATATGATATTGTTGTGTATATTAAGCTTCTTTCCGTCCCATATATCTACATGCCTAGACTTAAGGAAATACTTACCACTGTATAAGTCAGCAGTTAACTTAGTACCTCTCTTATTCTCCCACGTTGCATGGTTAGATTCAAATTTTAAGTCGGGGAAGACATCAAAGACTGCTGATCTATAACCAGCCCATAAATCAGTCATTATCCCCTCATGTTTGTTTCAATACGACCCTTGATGCTATTCATCTCAGAGTGGTCATCATTACTATCTGAATGGAAGACTTGCTCATACCCACTCTTCTCTATTATCTTGTCTCTTATATCCATCTGACGCTTCTCTTTAGCAATACGTCTGAGAAATGCGTAGTAAATTATCTGTGTAAAATAAGCGAAGGGATTCTTCGACTTAGCAGGATCAAAGTTATCAATATACTGGACACAATTCTCCACACCATCGGAGATCATATCCTCTTTATACATGTAGTTAATAAAGTTAGGTCTGAATGATAAGTGTGTTGCTATTTTTAGAAAACACTCAGCAAGATAACGTGATATAACAGGTTTATCTTTGTCTAAAGTACGAGCGTCATCAACAGCCTGACGATACTTAGTGATCTCTTCCAGAAACTTTTTGTTATCTACATAGTGTTGTTTTTGTTTACGTGCCACGGCTGCCATATAATTGTCTCACCTTCACATATTGTATAGTATTGTTTACTGTTTGTCAATATTAGTTCGTTTCCAAAAATCTTCCAACTTATCTCTAAAGACAGAGACTTTGCCAACTAATCCCATATTAGGATTCATTGAAATCTCAACCTCACCCTTACTTACACCCTTCTCCTTTCTTACCCACATTTTATACATGAGTACAGACTCCATAGACATAGGTGCTACTGTCAATACATCTTCCTCACCTACCATATAGAATTCTTCATCAGAAAACATCATCCACTTCACAAAACCAACTGCCAATCCTGGTTGACCATCTTTAGTAGTCTCATGCTCTTTAGGTTGACACGGATCCTGTATGTAAAACATAGTTCTACCAGGTGCAGTATCTTCCTCAGTCGCAATCATAGTGCCAAGGATAGTATCACCTGTCCTCAGTTTAATTACTCCAAAAAATTCTTGCTCGTGTCTAATATAATTAATTGTCATCTCTTAAGATTAACCTTAGTTATTTCATAATCGAAACTCTCTTCATCATATATCTTGATCCTTTCGGCAAGATGACGAAGTGTATAATTGTATTGATGATCCTTGGAGCAGTCATCAGCAATGTCATACAACGTTGCTTGTGCTTTATTATCACCCTTTCGTAATACCCTTCCAATAGACTGAAGATTTCTCACCCTAGACTTGCTAGGAGATGCGAAGATAACATTGTGTAGATTCTTAATGTTAATACCAGTTGAGAAGGTTCCATAGGATGCTAATATTATAGCATCTTTTTCACGTTCGCATATAGCACGTGCTTCTTCCCTCTCTACAGCATCAACACCACCATGAATAAAGAAGATCTTACGATCTTTACTTACCTTATTATTTATCATTTCCCATAGAGGTTCTCCGTGCTTCTCTATGTAATTGAATAACACTAGTGTGTTGCCCTTTAAATCTAGTGCTAGATTACAAATGAAGTTACTACGTCTGGTGTGCATACACAAGTAATCCATCTCCTGTTGATAATGATCAAAGGGTACCCATCCATGTCTTAGTAGTACAACCCGCACCCTCAATGGTGTTAGGTGTCCTTTCTTCATTAAGTCTGCTGTCTTGGTTACCCTATCAACCCTACCAAACAATCCTTCTAGTACTAGTTGGTGTGCTTCCATACCATCTAGAGTACCAGTCAAACCTATACGATACTTAGCATCATAACACTTAGTGAGGATACCTGTAAGACTCTTAGCCTTGTATTGGTGTGCTTCATCACCTATAATAACGTCAAACCTTTCAAAGAATTTCTTAGGTTCCTTGTATATACTCTGCCATGTGCTTATAACTACTGGTTGATCTGTATATTTCTCTACACCACCCATAATCTTATGAACATCCCTGACATTCCAACCATACTCTATAAAATCCTTATACAATTGTTCTACAAGAGAGACAGTAGGAACAATAATTAATATCTCCCTCTTCTTAAGTAAGTGCCAACGCACTAATGCATATATTATTAACGACTTGCCCGACCCTGTGGGGGATAGTAGAAGCTTGCGACGAAATTTAATCGCAGAGAAAATTCCTTTGAGCTGGTAGTCTCGGATCTTAAAGGGGATCCTAAGAGAACGAATAAAAGCCGCTGTGCCTTCAGGAGTGACATACTCTTCTGTGTCAGTAGGTCTACCATAATATTTATCTTCTTCTACCTCATAATCGTATCCCTTCTGCTCTAAGTAGTCAGTAAGGTAATCAAATAAACCAACATATATCTCACCAGTACCAGGTGAATACAGTCTTATCTTTCCATCCCAGTATCTTCGTTTGACTGGTGGCATAAACTGTGCACCAGGTACTTCAAACTGAAAATGCTCACTTAATTCTTTATGAAGATGAGGTTCTGCCTCCACCTTCAGGAAGACCTCGTTCTTCTTTATGATGGTGGTCATCGAATCCCATAATACTTTACAATTTCGATAGTGTTCTTAATAGCAAATCCTCTATTGTGGATCTCCTTAAGTATCCTATCAATAGAATTTATACAAGTTTCTAGGTAGTCTATTTTCTGCTTGGTTCGGCACACCTCATCATCACTGTCAATAAACATATCAATGTCACCCTTTAATACCTTAAGGTCAAAAGGTTTCTCTGCATAGACAGATGCAGGTGCTTTACCGTTGTAATATAACCACTTCTCTTTATATAATTTGTTGTACTTAGTCTGTGCATCAGACAGCATAAGTTTAAATTCATTATATAATTGCAAATATTTTGCATGTAGTCTGGGAGTTTCCATACTATCGTTGGCAAGCAACTCAGGTAGATCCCTGTGATCAAAGAATGCTTCAGCGTCCTTTGCCCACAACTCCTCAATTTTCTGTAGATTCATGATACTTTTGTGCTAGATGCTGCTTCGGCTGAGTCTGGATGATCTAACAACCACTGTTGATACTTAAATCCAGAGCCTGGTGGGTAGATATATTGTCCATTCTCATCAAACTTACCTGAAGTGTCTGCTATCCTTGACTCCTTTGATGGATACTTTGGATAGGGTCTCTTCCCTGCTCTCATCTCATTACCTTTCCTTCTTCTCATCTGATTACCAGTCTCATGGTCTTCAGGCATAGTAGGCCACGATGATCCAAGAATACGTTTGATATCCTCTTTAGTATAACCTTTCATTAATCAAGTTGTGTATTACGTTTCGATCCCTCCTTAGTCCTTATCTGATAAGCAAGATATCTAAATGATACACTTGCTGTAGCATACTCTGTGCCATCTACTGTAGCATTAAACTCCAATGCATTCAACCCTATAGGTATTAGATCTTCAAATACTATATCAAAATTATGATTGAAGTTACTATTCAATACCATTAGTGTGGCATCAGCATATAGATCTGTGTTACCAAACAACTGCTGCATCTTAAGAGTAAATTCTTTTCTCTCAGTTGTGCTATCAGGTGTACCTAGTGCACGTATCCAGTTGTGTAGTATCAAATAGTTTTCTAAATTTTCATCCACCAAAAATGACAAGTTTAAAGGATCATATTCAAT